CCTGAAATGGAGTTAAAGGCTGATATTCCTATCATCTTAGAATCTATTACTACAGAAGATAGCTATGAAGGTGATTTTGAGACTAGAAGAGCTCTTATTCATACTCTGAACTTTACCATGAAAGTGTATATGTACGGCCCAGTATCGCAGAATCAGAATGTAATTAAGCTTGCTAATACTAATTTACTCGTGCCTGAGAAGTTTACTAGCGTCATTACTTCTGCAAATACATCGTCCGAGAGAGTATCAGTAGAGCCAGGATTAGATGCGAATGGAGCTCCTACTTCAAATGGATCGCTAAGTATAGGTAGAGATAGCATTGACAGTGATGATAACTTTGGTATCATTACAACCATTACGGCAAATACAGCATGAGCGACGAAATTTCTAAAGCATTGAATCTATCACCTCTTGATGACGGTAATACTAAACCAGTATTGACCGGTAATAACCTACAGCCTGATAACAATGATTATGAGTATGCACGCGGTAATATGTACAATATTATCGAGCGCGGTAATGATGCACTAGATGGTATTCTAGATCTAGCTCAGCAATCCCAGCATCCCCGCACCTATGAAGTAGCTGCACAGTTAATCAAGACATTATCAGACACTAATAAAGATTTACTAGAACTCAAAAAGCGTCAACAAGACTTGCAGGCTCAAGACCCGTCTGCAAAAGCCAAAACCATTAACAATAATCTTTTCGTTGGCTCTACAGCAGAGCTGCAAAAGCTGATCAAGAAGGCAAACGTAGACGTATCAGACGATGAGCGATCGTGAAAATTATCTAGGGAACCCTAATCTCAAGCGTTCCAATGTCCCCGTTGAGTTTACTCAAGAACAGGTCCAGGAGTTTATAAAATGCTCTCAGGATCCTGTATACTTCATTACTAACTTTATTCAGATTGTCAATATTGATAAAGGTTTAGTACCGTTTGAGCTCTATCCATTCCAAGCAGACTTGGTTGAGATGGTTGATGATAATCGCTTTGTCATTTGTAAGATGCCTCGTCAGTCCGGTAAAACTACAACGATTGCAGCGATTATTCTCTGGTATGTTATGTTCAATGAGAATTATAACGTAGCCATTCTTGCTCATAAAGCATCCCAGTCTAGAGAAATTCTAGGCAGAATTCAACTGGCCTATGAACATTTACCTCGCTGGCTACAGATTGGTATTGAAGAATGGAACAAAGGATCGATAGTACTCGAAAACGGATCCAAGATCTCAGCAGCTTCTACATCGTCGTCAGCTGTACGAGGCGGATCTTACAATTTAATTTACTTGGACGAGTTCGCGTTCGTACCCTCACATATTCAGGAGGAGTTTTTCGCGTCAGTATATCCAACGATTTCATCCGGTCAGTCGTCTAAAGTCCTCATCACATCTACTCCTAATGGATTAAATCTATTTTATAAGTTATGGGTAGACAGTGAAGAGAATCGAAATGACTATAAACGATTAGATGTTCATTGGTCAGATGTTCCAGGTCGAGATCAGGAGTGGCGAGAAGCCACAATCCGTAATACATCTGAAGAGCAGTTTAGAGTTGAGTTTGAATGTGAGTTTATTGGATCGTCTAATACATTGATTAGTCCTTCTAAACTTAGGATGATCCCATTCATTAATCCAGTATGGTCTAGTGAACACTTACGTGTATACCATCCTCCTGACTCAAAGAGATTATATACTATTATCGTCGATACGGCAAGAGGTGTTGGCGGAGATTATTCAGCTTTTACAGTTATTGATGTTGCAGACGTGCCTTATCAAATATGTGCAGCATATCAGAACAATGAAATCGTTCCAATGGTATTCCCTAATGTGATTGCAGACGTTGCATCAAAATACAATAACGCATACATATTAGTCGAATCCAACGATATTGGTATGGCCGTCGCTGAGACTCTTCATAACGATCTAGAAGTAGATAACGTGCTCATGTCGTCAGCACGTGGTAGAGCCGGTCAAGTCTTAAGTAGCGGTTTTGGTGGCGTCGGTCAGCAATATCTTGGAGTAAGAACAACTAAGCAAGTCAAAAGAGTCGGCTGTTTGAGCTTGAAAACGCTCATAGAAGGTGATAGACTAATAACTAATGATTTGCACGTCCTAGACGAATTAACGAGATTCGTAGCGCAGGGTGAAAGTTGGGGTGCAGAAGAGGGTGCACATGACGACTTAGTAATGACGCTGGTACTATTCGGATGGTTAAGCCAGCAAGACTATTTTAAAGAATTAACTAATATTGACATCCGAAAAGATATCGAGAAGCAACATCTCGCAATGATAGAAGAAGAGGTTCTACCTTTTGGAATGGTGGCTGACGGGCACGATGTTCATGATGAGCAAATGCAAGACGCAGTCTATGATTGGGAATCCGGTGAGCGTGTGTTCTAAACCGAGAAAAATATAAATATCGTTAGACTGGTGACTAGACTACCACTTGAATTCAAAGGAGACATGAGATGGCATTTCAAGTCAGCCCGGGCGTAAATGTTAGTGAGATTGATCTTACTACCGTCGTCCCAGCAGTCTCTACTACAGAAGGTGCCATTGCCGGCGTATTTCGCTGGGGTCCTGTAGAAGAGCGCGTACTAATTGATTCAGAAGCTTCATTGGCTGCCCGTTTTGGTAAGCCCACTTCTGATAATTTTGAAACATTTTTTACAGCAGCTAACTTCTTAGCATACGGTAACAAATTATATGTTGCTCGTGTAGTAGGCGGTGCAGCGAATAATGCAGGCTCTGGTGGCATTTCACAGCTTGTTAAGAACGAAGATGATTTTGAAAACGCTACATTTGCGAACACAGAATTATTTTTCTTAGCGAAGTATCCAGGAGAGCTGGGTAATTCGTTAAAAGTATCTGTTTGTGATTCTAACGCTGCTTATTCAAGCGCACTGAACGCAAACGTATCAATCGTTAACGGTAATACAGTTGCTACTTGCTCGAACACAGATGGTGTTGCAGTAGGTGATCTGGTTGAAGTAGGCAACTCTTCAATCGGTAAAATTACTCTTAAGGTAGCTTCTACTAACGCTTCAGCAATTACGTTTGCGAGTAAGTATACATTAGCTACAGACTACGATGGAGCAGCTACACGTTATTGGGAATACTACAACAACGTTGATAAAGCTCCTGGGACAACTCAATACGTATCAGATCGTTCAGGAACATCTGATGAAGTTCATGTAGTTATTGCTGATGAAGATGGTACTATCACCGGCGTTCGCGGTACAGTTCTTGAAGCATTCCAAGGATTGTCAAGAGCAACGGATGCTAAGTTAGAAAGTGGTGGAACAAATTACTATCAAACAGTAGTTAACCAGCAGTCACAATACGTATGGGCTACAGGCAATCATCGTGAAGGAGCCGCTTACGTCAATACAGCAGTCAATATGACAGCAGTATCTAATACAGCTCCTCTTTCAGATAGCCTATCTAACGGTGATGACGGCTCGTCTGAATCAGCTGCATCACTAGCAGATCTGGCAACAGGTTATGACTTATTTGCATCAGCAGAAGCTGTAGATGTTTCATTAGTTCTACAAGGTAAAGCAAAAGGCGGCACTAACGTCACAGGTCTCGGTAACTATATTATCGATAACATCTGTGAAGTGCGTAAAGACTGTGTTGCATTTATCTCGCCCGATCAAGGCGATGTTGTAAACAATGCTGGATCTGAAGCAACAGATATCGTAGAATTTAGAGATTCTCTGACGTCATCATCCTATGGTGTACTCGACAGTGGATACAAGTACCAATACGACAAATATAATGACGTATACAGATATGTTCCGCTGAACGGTGATATTGCCGGACTCGCAGTACGTACTGATGACGCCAGAGATCCTTGGTTCTCACCAGCAGGTTTTAACCGCGGTGTAGTGAAGAATATTATCAAGCTAGCTTATAACCCAAGCAAAGCAGAAAGAGATATTCTTTATAAGAAAGATGTTAACCCAGTGACACTATTCCCAGGTCAGGGCACTGTGTTATTCGGTGATAAGACATTACTCGGACGTCCATCTGCATTTGACAGAATTAACGTCCGCCGTCTCTTCATCGTACTGGAGAAGGCAATTGCAACAGCTGCGCAGTCTTCACTGTTTGAGTTCAACGACGAGTTTACTCGTGCACAGTTCAGGAATTTAGTTGAGCCGTTCTTACGTGATGTACAAGGTCGTAGAGGAATTTACGATTTCCGAGTAGTTTGCGATGAGTCAAACAACACCGGCGAAGTGATCGACAGAAACGAATTCGTTGCTGATATTTACATCAAGCCAGCGAGATCGATCAACTTCATCCAGCTGAACTTTGTGGCAGTTAGAACTGGCGTTGAGTTCTCCGAGATTGTTGGAGCGTAAGGCTAAATAGATACAGACAGGAGAACATAGATGGCTTTTAACGTAAACGACATTAGAGCACAACTTTCCGCAGGCGGTGCTCGCTCGTCACTCTTTCAGGTCCAGTTTACGAACCCTGCTAACGCAGCTGGTGATCTGAAGGTTCCATTCTTAGTCAAAGCGGCGCAGATTCCTGCGTCGACTTTGGGTACAATCGAAGTACCATACTTCGGTCGTAAGATCAAGATTGCAGGAGATAGAACTTTTGCAGAATGGACAGTCAACATCATTAACGATGAAGACTTCTTGATCCGTAATGCGATGGAACAATGGATGAACGAAATTAACTCTCTCGAAGGAAACTTGAGAGGATTTGGTGGAGCTGCTCCCTCATTGTACAAGCAGCAAGCTACAGTCACCCAGTATTCAAAGACTGGTGACGCATTGCGCACTTATAACTTCAACGGTATCTTCCCAGTGAATGTCACTGAAATTGATTTGAACTGGGAAACAACGGATGTCATTGAAGAGTTCCAGGTAACGTTCCAATACGATTACTGGACAGTAGACGGCGCAACCGGCAACGCCGGCGGAGCTTAAGTGAATGGGGAGCGCCAGCTCCCCTGATTAGGAGTTATTATGGCAGAATTGTTCGGCTTCGAAATCCGACGCAAACAGGAACCAGTAGAGCCCGTATCATTTACTCAGAAAGAGTCAGATGACGGTGCAGTTAATATTGCCGCTACTGGTGGTGCTTACGGAACGTATGTAGACTTAGAAGGCACGGCTAAGAATGAAGCCGAGCTAGTCACTCGTTATCGTAATATGATGATGCAACCTGAAGTGGATACTGCAGTAGATGATATTGTTAATGAGTCTATTGTCACTAATAGTGATAAGCAAATTCTTGATATCAATCTTGATGATGTAGATGTATCAGCCTCTATTAAAAAACGTATCCGTGATGAATTCGAAGCATGCTTGCGACTCCTAGATTTCCAAGATAGTGCTTATGAGATCTTCCGTAAATGGTATACAGACGGGAGATTGTACTATCATATTATGATTAACGATCAAGATCCACAAGCAGGCATCAAAGAGCTTCGTTATATTGATCCACGTAAAATTAGAAAAGTTAGAGAGAATAGTAAAGAGCGGAAAGGTGATGCCGTCATTAATAAGATTAAGAAGGAATACTTCATCTATAATGACAAAGGCTTCAATTCACGCTCTACAGTAACAGCGCAACCGCAAGTAGGCGGAGCACAAGGTCTTAAGATTGCTAAGGATTCTATTGTTCACGTCACATCTGGACTCACAGATGAAAACAATAGAATGGTCCTATCCTATCTTCATAAAGCTCTCAAGCCATTAAACCAATTAAGAGTCCTTGAAGACGCAGCAGTCATTTATCGTATTTCAAGAGCTCCAGAACGTCGCGTATTCTATATTGATGTCGGTAATCTTCCAAAGATGAAAGCAGAACAATACCTACGTGACATGATGGTCAAGCATAAGAATCGATTAGTCTATGATGCATCAACAGGTGAGATCAGAGACGACCGTAAGTTTATGACCATGCTTGAAGACTTCTGGCTTCCAAGACGTGAAGGTGGTAGAGGTACAGAGATCACTTCATTACCAGGCGGAAGTAACTTAGGTGAAATGGATGACGTAGTATACTTTCAGAAGAAACTATACAAAGCATTGAATGTGCCTATTTCACGATTAGAACCTGAAACTGGATTTACACTAGGACGAGCATCAGAAATTAGCCGTGATGAGCTGAAATTTAGTAAGTTTGTATCACGTCTACGCTTACGCTTCTCTCATCTCTTTGATAAGATTCTAGAGAAGCAGCTAGTACTCAAAGGTGTGATGACCACGGATGAATGGAAGTACATCAAAGAGTATATCCGTTACGATTATATGGAAGACAATCATTTCTCAGAGCTTAAAGACTCAGAAATCTTACGAGAAAGATTACAAGCACTGAATGAAATTGACAACTATGTCGGCCGGTACTACTCAAAAGAATATGTACAGCGCCATGTGCTGCGTATGAATGATAATGATATCGAGAATATTGAAAAGCAGATAGCGCAAGAGGGTGAAGAAGAGCAGCCTCAAGATTCGGGTGAAGAAAACTAAGTGATAAATAGAGGTGTAAGGTTATGACAGATATTAACGAACTGATTAAGAACGCAATTGGTGAAAAGCCGGCTGACGTTCAAACTAATTTTAATGACATCATGATCGACAAAGTCCGTGATGTTATTGCAGGCAAGCGCGATGATGTAGCAGCCACACTTCTTCAAGGTCAAGAAGACCAGGAAGAAGATCTTGCTGTAGAAGAAGATGAAGATCAAATGGAATTTGACTTCACAGATGAAGAGCTAGAAGCTGCAATCGACGACGATGAAGATTTTGATATAGAAGAACCAGAGGAAGAGATCGATGGCGAAGAGTCTGAAGACTATTCTTGAAGTTGCAGAGCCAAAGCCAGGCGATGAAAAGCGCTTCAAAGATAAGCATGTAATTCAAAAGACTAAGCATCCTGCATATAAGGATGATAGTGAAGAAGATGCGGTGTTTACCGGTAGTAACGTCAAGAAAGATAAGACCAAGAAAGCTGGCGATCATTCTGAGGGCGAAGACGCTGCAATGTATGAAGAGACTTTATACGAAGGTGTAGTAGATACTCTGAAGAACATTGTAAAGACTCGTAAAGAGCAAGAAGTCAAGTTTAAGAATGGATCAACTATGGATGTAGATCCAAGAACTGCTAAGATGGTATTAGACGTTCACAGTCAGCTGGGCGGTGCCAATGCACGTAAGTTTAAAGAAAGCCTTGAGAAAGGTGAATCACACTTTATGAAAATGGTTGACTTTGCCGGGAGTGTGTCATGATCTTATTGCTTAAAGGTGATGAAACTACTGTAGGCACAACTGCTACGACTTTAGGTAATGCAACTGCAGTGCGTGTCTATAATGCATCAGGTGCGAAAGTAATCACTCTCACAGATGCTGATGACGCTCAAATTGGTAATACTACTATTGGAGTCGGTGAGACTATTTTCGCCAAGCATCCAACAGATAAAATCAAAGCTAGTGCTAATGTCTTAGCAACAGCGATCGGATATAGTGTAGGGTAAGATATGAAACTCTTTTGCGAACTAACAGAAGAAGTACAATACGTTACCGAAGCCAAGGAAGATGGAAGTAAGGATTACTTCATCGAAGGCATCTTCATGCAAGGTAACATTAAGAATCGCAATGGACGTTTGTATCCTACTGATGTGTTGGCCAAAGAAGCCCAGCGCTATAACACAGAAGTGATTCAGCGTAAACGCGCATATGGTGAGCTAGGACATCCAGCTGGACCGACTATCAATCTAGAACGCGTTTCTCACATGATCCATAGCTTGAATCAGGACGGTAATAACTTTATCGGCCGTGCAAAGATCATGGACACTCCTTATGGTCAGATTGTAAAAAATCTGATGAGCGAAGGAGCTGAACTTGGTGTCTCAACTAGAGGAATGGGCTCGCTCAAAAATTCTAGAAATGGCGCTATGGAAGTCGGTGACGACTTTTACTTGGCTACAGCAGCTGATATTGTAGCTGATCCATCTGCACCTGATGCTTTCGTAAAAGGTATCATGGAAGGTGTAGAATGGGTATACGACAACGGTGGATGGAGATCTCAAGAAGTAGTTGAGCAGATCCAGAAGACTGGTCGTCGTAGTGTAAAGGAGCTTAATGAACAGAAGCTTGCTCTGTTTGACAAGTACTTGAAAACGCTAATTTAATCGTTTTATAAATATTAACAGTAAAATCTCATAGAAGGGAGCTAACAATGGCCGATAACGAGATCATCAAAGGCGATCAGGTCGTTGAGGAAACTGTAGCAGAGCAACAGCTCGATGAGTTCAAAGCATCTGGCGAAGATTCCTCAGTCGCTGATCCTGTTACACCGCAGGGTGGTAGCACTAATAAGCGTAAGGCTGATAAAGAGCAAGGCGACAAGGCAACTCAAGAAGTGCCAACAGCGTCTACTCCAGGCCAAACAAAAACACAACTCATGGCGGGTCTTATGATGAAGGCGTCTCGTATGCCTAAAGGAGATCTTGAGAAGATGGTTGCCGGTATGGCAAAGCAGCCTAAAGCAGGTGTAGCTCCATCTGAGCCAATGCAGAAGTTGTCAGTAAAAGAAGACGTACAAGACATCTTTGCCGGTCAAGAAGACCTAGGTGAAGAGTTCATTGAAAAGGCTGAGACTATCTTTGAAGCTGCAATCAATGCACGTCTTACAGTTGAGCGTACAAGGCTAGAAGAAGAGTTTGAGACAAAGTTGCAGGATGCTGTAGCTGAGTCACAAGAGCAGATGTCAGACAAGGTTGATGCCTACTTGACATACTGCGCAGAAGAGTGGATGAGAGAGAACGAAGTAGCTATCGAATCTGCACTTCGCGTAGAGCTTGCTGATAACCTGATTGAAGGTATGAAGCAAATCTTCGCAGAAAATTATATCGATGTGCCAGAAGAAAAAGTTGATCTTATTGATGAACTGACTCAGAAGGTTGACGAGTTAGAAGATCGCATTAACGAAGAAGTTAATCGTTCAATCGAACTCAACCGTGAAGTTGAAATTTACGAACGCGCTCAGGTATTCGCAGAAGTATCTGAAGGTCTCACAGATGTTCAAGCTGACAAATTCGACGCCCTTGTAGAAGGCCTCGAAGCAGAAGATACAGATCAGTATCGTCGCAAACTTGAAATGATTAAAGAGAACTATTTCGCACGTCCTGTAATTTCAGAACAAGTGGAAGAAGAGCCTCTCGACGATCTGGAAGAAGATAAGCCTTCTTACACGGATCCAGAGATGGCCAAATACGCTGAAGCCATTTCAAGAACTGTAAGACGATAAATAGTCTCGATAAGTACAACAAAGGGAGAGAATCTAATGTACTTTAACGAAGAACTGCAGTCCAAGTGGCAGCCGATCATTGAACATGCTGAACTTCCAAAGATTCAGGATGCACATCGTCGGTCTGTTGTCGCACAACTGCTCGAAAATACGGAAACATCTATCCGTGAAGGTGCAACATGGTCTACAAAAGGCCTGCTTGCAGAAGCTCCAACTAACGCTACAGGTACAGCCGGTGACGGCGACGGTATCGCTAACTATGACCCAGTATTGATTTCACTGGTTCGTCGTTCAATGCCTAACCTGATTGCATATGACATTTGTGGCGTACAGCCAATGTCAGGTCCTACTGGCCTCATCTTCGCAATGCGTTCGAAGTACACAAGCCAGGCGAACTCAGCAACTGAAGCGTTCTACAACGAAGCTGATACAGCGTTCGCTACAGTAACTGGAAGTGCTAATACTCTTGGTGACAAGAATACAGGTACTACTCCTGGTACTGCTAACAACGCAGAAGCTGGTTTGTACAACTTCGGTGATGCAATGCCAACAGCGCAGGCTGAAACATTAGGTGAAAGCGGTAATACAGCATTCCCTGAAATGGCATTCTCAATCGAGAAGGTTTCAGTCACAGCTGGATCACGTGCATTGAAGGCTGAGTACTCAATGGAACTTGCTCAAGACTTGAGAGCAATTCACGGCCTCGACGCTGAAACAGAATTAGCAAATATTCTGTCTTCAGAAATCCTCGCTGAAATCAACCGCGAAATCGTCCGTACTATTAACGTTACTGCTCAGCAAGGCGCTCAGACAGACGTTACTACAGCGGGTACTTTTGACCTTGATACAGACTCAAACGGCCGTTGGTCAGTAGAGAAGTTCAAGGGCTTGATGTTCCAGGTTGAGCGTGAAGCTAACCAAATCGCGAAGAATACACGTCGCGGTAAGGGTAACATCATGATCACTTCTTCTGACGTTGCTTCTGCACTTCAGATGGCCGGTGTTCTTGATTACGCTCCTGCACTCAACTCTAACAACCTCCAGGTTGATGACACAGGCAACACATTCGCAGGTGTATTGAACGGACGTATCCGTGTATACATCGATCCTTATACAACTGGTAACTACATGACTATCGGTTATAAGGGATCATCTGCATTTGATGCTGGTCTTTTCTATTGCCCATATGTACCTCTCCAGATGGTACGTGCGGTTGGAGAAGATACATTCCAGCCTAAGATTGGCTTCAAGACTCGTTACGGCGTAGTCGCGAATCCATTCGCAGAAGGTTCAGCATACGGAATGGGTTCACTCACTAAGGACTCAAACGTATACTACCGCAGAGTACTTGTTTCTAACTTGATGTAAGAGACATAATAATAAAAAGACTCTGTTCTTATTGACCCCGCTCCGGCGGGGTCTTTTTTTGAGATAAATACATGAAAGGAGTATATAATGCCACAACCAAGTAATCGTAACTTCCTTTCTCCAGTATCGTTTAGATTCAGCATCAATAAGTTGCCGAATACGAATTTCTTTGTGCAAGCAGTTAACGTACCATCTATTACGTTAGGTGAAACACAAGGACTGGACACCCCATTCGTCAAAGTACCAGTACCAGGCGATCATATATCATTTGCCGAGCTCAATGTAACGTTTAGAGTCGACGAAGACTTAAACAACTATAGAGAGCTCTTTGATTGGATCAATGGTATTGGCTTCCCCGAATCATTCAATCAATATGCCCAGCTTGATAATCAACCAGAAGGTTCAGGCGCCGGTATATACTCGGATGCGAGCTTAGTTATCGTCAACAGTGCCCGTAGACCTAATCTGGAAGTACGCTTTGAAGATATCTTCCCAACCTCGTTAACTGATATTAACTTTGATATCCGTCAGACTGATATTGAATATGTTGAAGCCACAGCTACCTTCAGATACAAATACTACACCATCTCAGAACTTTAACTTGCATTCGATTTGAATCTATCATATAATATTGAATTCACTATGGAGAACTATGCATGCAATTTGAAGAGTTAATAGAACTGTGGCGTAAAGATTGTGAGATTGATAGAACTGAGCTCGGTGAAGAAGCTCTCAAGATCCCACAACTCCATGCCAAGTACTATAAACTGTATATCAGCGAGCGTCTCAAATACCGTAAATTAGAGTCTGAATATAAGACGCTATCTAAAGCCAAGTGGGAATATTATCAAGGTCATATGGATCAAGAAGATCTTAGAGAGTGGGGATGGGAACCAAACCCACTAAAAATCCTCAAGCAAGACGTTGATCGTTATATAGAATCAGACCCAGAAGTCATTGAGCTGACTATGAAAATAGGGTTTGCCAAAGAAAAAGTTGACTTTATTGATAACGTCATTAAGAGTTTATCTACTCGAGGCTATAACATCAATGCTGCTATCAACTGGGAGAAATTTAAGGTCGGTGCATGACTGATACTATCCACGTTGTTCCAGACAACGAGCTTCATATCAAGATACAATGCGATGCAGGCATTGGATATGAACTTCAAGAATACTTTACCTTCAGCGTACCCGGTGCAAAGTTCATGCCTGCAGTACGTAATAAGATGTGGGATGGTAAGATTCGTCTCTATAATGTCGCTACACAACGATTATATAAGGGACTGATACCTTATGTCAAGCGCTTTGGTGAAAGTAGAGAATATGATGTAGAAGTCCATGAAGAGCTGACTACTGCAGAAGAGTTTAGTCTGCATGAAGCAGAAGAATTTGCCAAGCAGCTTAGTATCGATCCTTATCCAAGAGACTATCAGTTAAAAGCATTCGTGCATGCTATTCGTTATAACCGCGGTCTCCTCTTGTCTCCTACAGCTTCTGGTAAGTCGTTGATCATCTACCTGCTTACTCAATGGCACCTGGAGACGAAGGTTCTCCTTATAGTACCCACGGTGTCTTTAGTGTATCAGATGAAAGGTGACTTCCTGGACTATGCTAAACATTATAACGAGTTCACAGAAGATAATATTAGAGTAATCTCAGGAACTGAGCAGAAAGACTGGAAAGATTATATAGATCAAGACGTGACGATTACTACATGGCAGTCTATTCATAAGATGCCTAAAGCGTGGTTCCAGCAGTTCGGGACAGTTATTGGTGATGAAGCTCATCTATTCAAAGCCAAATCGCTAACGAGTATTATGACCAGATTAGATCAGTGTAAGTATAGATACGGCTTTACTGGAACATTGGATGGGACTCAGACACATAAGCTCGTCCTTGAAGGATTGTTCGGGCCTGTAGAAAAAGTAACTACAACGGCTGAGCTGATAGAGCAAGAGCACCTGGCTGAATTTAGAATCAAAGCAACAGTTCTCAAATATCCTGATGAGGGGACTACAGAAGCAGCTGAACGAGAAGAGATTCGAGCCATCGTTGAAAACGAGCAGAACGCTATCATATGCGCATCGTATGGTACGTTCAGTACTGGAGTCAACATAAAAAACCTACATAATATTATATTCGCTAGTCCTTCTAAGTCTCGCATACGCAATTTACAATCGATTGGACGAGGCTTACGAAAGGGTGATAACAAAACTGTCGCTACATTATATGATGTTGCTGATGACCTGACCTGGAAGTCCCATAAGAATTACACTATACAGCATTTTGCTGAACGTATCAAGATCTATAATGAAGAACGTTTCGATTATAAGATCTACACAGTTAAGCTAAAGGTCTAAGATGAAATATACTTACGCAAGATTGATTAGTGGTGAGGAGATTATCGGTCGCCATGTGACAAAAAGCGGCAATGATTTTATCGTTGAAAGCCCGGTTGAAATGAAAGTCATGGAAATGGGGGAGAAGATCAATTATGTCTTCTTGGGCCCTTTCTATATGTTTGCTGATTCAGAAAAGCCTCGTATAGCTATTAGTCGTGATCATGCTATTATTATGACTGATGATGTGAACACTTATCTCGCCCACCAATATGAAACATATCTTGACTCGCTAGACGATAGCAGCGATAATATAGATATGGAAGATTCTTTCGAAGAAGATCCGCCTACCACAAACACACTACACTAACCCATCATACACCTTATACGATAAGGCAAGAGGTCAATGGCAAAAAATCATTATGTAGACAATAAGCAGCTCTACGCTGCAATGGTTGAGTATAAGACTGCATGCAGAGAAGCAGAAGAGAGTGGCGATGATAAGCCACCAATCCCTGACTATGTCGGGCATTGCTTGATGCAGATTGCAAATAGATTATCTCACAAACCTAACTTCATCAACTATTCATATCGCGATGAGATGATTAGTGATGGTATTGAGAACTGTATTAACTATTTCGATAATTTTGATCCAGAAAAAAGTAAAAATCCGTTTGCATATTTTACTCAGATTATTTACTTTGCGTTCTTGAGAAGAATCCAGAAAGAAAAGAAACAGTTGTATATTCGTCATAAAACTTTAGAGAATAGTTTAGTGATGGGTATGCTAACTGAAACAAACGAGCATGATGAAAGCGGTGCCCAGCCGGCTTACATTGATTTAGATAATGAATATATGGCTAATTTTGTAGAAGACTTCGAACGTAAAGCAGAAGAGAAACGTAGGAAAGCCAAAGGTCTTGATAAGTTTGTAGAGGAAGAAAAGGATGAAGATAGCGCTGATAACTGATCAGCACTTCGGTGTTCGTAATGACAATACTAAATTTTTGGAATATTATGATAAGTTCTATTCAACAGTATTTTTCCCGACTCTAGAAGAACAAGGAATCGATACAATTATCGATCTTGGTGATTCATTTGATCGACGCAAGTTTGTCAATTACTATTCATTGATGCGTGCGAAGAAGATGTTCTATGATCCCATTGAAGAGAGATCTTGGAGCTTATATTCTTTGGTAGGCAATCATAATGACTACTTTAAAAATACTAATAGCTGTAACAGTGTAGATCTGCTATTCAATAAGTATGAGTCTATATACTGCGTTGAAGAAGCCGAAGAAATAGATTTCGATGGCTTGACTATTGCTATGCTACCTTGGATCAATTCAGGTAACAGAGAGGCATCCGTTGAGTTTATCAGAAATACTACATCACAGGTATTATTCGGCCATCTCGAGCTGCAAGGGTTTGAGATGTATCGTGGAGCGGTTAATAACCATGGCGATGATCCTAACGTCTTTAATAAGTTTGACGTCGTGTGTACAGGCCACTATCACCACAGATCCACCAGGGGTAACATTAACTACCTCGGTGCCCCTTACGAAATGACTTGGTCTGACTTCGACGATGATCGAGGTTTCCATATATTTGACACCGATACAAGAGAGTTGACTTTCGTCAAGAATCCATATAGAATGTTTAATAAGGTATGGTATGACGATACTGACTGTGACGTGACAGATATTATTGATGAAGACTTTAGTCATCTTCAAGGAACGTTTGTCAAAGTCATTATTAAGAACAAGTCAAATCCGTACTGGTTTGATATGTTTATTGAACGTCTTGAGAAAGCAGATATCAATCATTTACAAGTAGTTGAGGATCATTTAAACCTGGATTTAGATGATGATGAAGATCTAGTAAATGAAGCTGAAGATACGATGACTATTCTTAAGAAGTATATTGAGTCACTAGAAGTAAAAGCTGATAAAGAGAAGCTTGAAGGTCTGGTGCATAATTTATATTCTGAGGCTCTTTCTATTTCATGATCATATTCAAGTCGATTAAGTGGAGAAACTTCCTCTCTACTGGTGACGCTTGGACTGAAATCGATTTTCGACGCAGCAAGTCTACGTTGATCGTCGGTGAAAACGGTGCAGGTAAGTCAACTATTCTCGATGCTTTATCATTCGGATTATATGGTAAAGCTTTTCGTAAGATTAACAAGCCACAGCTAGTTAATACTATCAATGGTAAACATGCAGAGGTAGAAGTTTCTTTTCAGATAGGAAAGCACTTATACTTGATTAAGCGTGGATTGAAGCCTTCGATATTTGAGATATGGCAGAACGGTAAACTGATTAATCAAGATGCTGCAGCTCGTGATTATCAAGAAACTCTTGAGAAGCAAATTCTTAAATTGAATCACAAGTCATTCTCCCAGATCGTCGTATTAGGTTCTAGTACGTTCGTACCATTCATGCAACTATCCTCTATGCACCGCCGTGAAGTTATTGAGGACTTGCTCGATATTCAGATATTCTCTGTCATGAATTCTATATTGAAAGAGCGTGTGAATGAGAACAGAACAGACATTCAAGATGCGGACTATAATATTAATCTAGTAGAAGAAAAGATTGATATGCAGGTATCACATATAGAGACGTTAGAAAGTAATAGTAAGCAACGTATCAAGGAGAGTGAAGATAAAATTACAGAAGCGCAAACCAGAATTGACGAGCAACAGGAGGCTGTCGATCAGGTCAAAACGGAGATTGCAACGCTTAAAGAATCTATTGCTGATGAAGGCAAAGTCGCAACCAAGCTCAAAAAGCTGGAGCAGCTAGAATATCAAATAGAACAAAAGATCTCAAGCATCCGACAGGAGATCAAGTTCTATGAAGAGAACGATAACTGCCCTACTTGTAAACAGGATATCGATGAGCAGTTTAAGTGCGATCATATGGAGGATCGGAAACATGCATACGAAGAGACTAACACCGGGTATGAAAAGCTCCAAGAAGAATATAACAAAACTTCGGAGAGAATCTCAGCAATTAACACGACGAATGCAAAGATCAACGAACTCCAAGCAAAGGTAAATGAATACACGTCTGAGATCAATGCTCAGAATAAGATTATTAACAGTATCGAAGCTGATATTAACAAGCTGCGAGAATCAAGCGGCAGCACTAAGAAAGAGAAAGCAGATCTTGGTAAGCTGACGGATCATTTAGAAGATGCGAAACGCCGTAAAGTAGATTTAATAAATCAGCGCTCTCTGTTAGAAGTAGCTGCAATGCTGTTGAAAGATAGTGGTATTAAGACTCGTATTATCAAGCAATATATCCCTATCATGAATAAGCTGATCAACAAGTATCTGGCTGCGATGGACTTTTTTGTGCAGTTTGAGCTCGATGAAAGTTTTAATGAAACTATTAAGTCGCGCTATCGTGATGAATTCTCATATGCCTCATTCTCTGAAGGTGAGAAGATGCGTATTGACTTGGCATTACTGTTCACATGGAGAGCAATTGCTAAGATTCGTAACAGCGCATCTACTAATCTATTAATCATGGATGAGGTATTTGATTCATCGCTAGACAATAGCGGTACTGAAGAGTTCTTAAAAATCCTAAATGAGTTGACTTCTGATGCCAATGTCTTTATTATTAGTCATAAGGGCGACCAGCTCTATGATAAGTTCCATAGTGTGATTAAATTTGAGAAAGTGAAGAACTTTAGCAGGATTGCAGCATGATTCCAAAAGCAGATCAGAACCCTCTATTGCATGTAGAGATGCCTACATTTGATTTTGATAGCCCTCCAGTTGATCCTGTTGAGCTGGCGTCCGACCTAATTAAAGAGATGAGAGAAGGGAGAGGCGTAGGTCTCGCTGCCAATCAAACTACCCGTCGTCATCGTGTGTTTGTAATGGCCGGTGACCCGCCTTTTGCCTGCTTTAACCCAAAGATTACAACGTATGGTGAAGAAGAGGTCTATATGGAAGAAGGCTGCTTATCCTATCCAGGGCTAGCAGTTAAGGTCAAACGACCACAATCAATACGCGTCAGATTCCAAGATCCATACGGTAATACAATCGTGAAGAAGTTTACAGGAATGTCTTCACGTATCTTTCAGCATGAGTTAGATCATCTGGATGGGATTGACTTTATTAAACGTGCCAATCGTATCCATAAAGAAAGAGCAATGAGAAAGTGGCGTAAGATTACTAAACTTACAGCTAAATAAACGTTCACAGGCCTTCCTGTATAACTAGGAGAACAATATGTCTAAAGAAATCCTCTATTCTGAGGTATTCCATTCTATTCAAGGCGAAGGCGAATACACAGGCACACCTACTGCCTGGGTTCGATTCTTCCTTTGTAATCTTCAATGCAATGGCTTCGGTCAAAAAGATCCAACTAATCCAGACACCTACGACTTGCCGTATGAGAATATTATAGTATCAGATTATACAAGTATGGAAGAGCTGCCGGTCTTTGAACGAGGATGTGATTCATCGTATAGCTGGGCGAAGAAGTTCAAACCATTACAACATCAAGGTACTGCAGCTGATATTGCGCACCAAGTCCGTCAATCTATGATCAGTGATTACAATCCTAATGGTCGTTTTAACTTTAATGAAACTAATCAGCATATGTGCTTTACCGGTGGCGAGCCTTTGATGCCTGGTTCACAAAAGGCATCTATAGAAATCCTATCAGAGTTTATTGCTGATAATGATCCACCAGCTTCTGTTACGTTTGAGACAAATGGTACTAAAGCGTTAACACAAGAGTTTCTAGACTTCTGGTCTTGGACCAACGATGCAACCGATGATATTGAATTATTCTTCTCTGTATCTCCAAAGCTTTGGACCGTAGCAGGTGAAGAGCGAAAGAGAGCGATCAAGCCAGAGGTAGTGGCTGAGTATTTTCAGTTAACAGGCAGAGGTCAATTAAAATTTGTATTAGGTCCAGAAAATCGTCAGTGGGATGAAATGGAAGAAGTAGTTGAACTCTTCCGTAGTGAAGGTGTATACTACCCGGTATGGGTAATGCCTGTCGGTGCTACGGTAGAAGGTCAGAAGCTGGTCGACGGTGACGTAGCTGAAATGGCATTCAAAAGGGGTTATAATGTATCAGCCAGAGTACATACGTATCTCTGGGGGAATAAGATAGGAGTATAATATGATATTGAGATCAACGAAGTCGTATTGGAAGTTGCCTTGTGCGCATATGCAATGGTTTGATACGAATGAATCAGGGGAACCAGGGACAGGGCCTTGTGCTAAGTGGCATGGATATGACCGCTCAGTGCATTTTGAGTTCTCTGGCACGACTGATGAGCATGGATGGATTGTAGGCTTTGGTGACTTGAAACCGGTGAAAGCTTTCCTTGAATATTATTTTGATCATACAGCACTAGTATCAGCTAATGATCCTCGCATGGAAGATATTATTCAAGCGAAAGAGAAAGGATTAGTAGATCTAAGAGTAATGCCGTACGGCGTATCAATGGAGATGTCATCTATCTTCGTATGGGAACAAGTTAACCCGTTCATCTATTTTACTACAGAAGGACGTGCATGGGTATCTAGAGTAGAGCTCAGAGAGCATGACTCTAACTCGGCGTTTATTGAGATTGATAAAGATACTGCTATTAAGCAAGCTCAGGCTTTACCAGAGTTCTTAGTGCAGAAAGATGAATGGGCCCAGGTTGATGCTCGTGATATCATTGAACAATACGGTTTCCAGGAGTAATAATGAAACTATATAAGCAGATTATTGAACGCTGTAAAGCTGCAGACAAGCGTTACTGGGCCGGCGACAATATTGCTCGCTTGCTACAGAGCGGCGAAAAAGAACAACTGATCGACGAAGCAACAGAAGCTTTTGAGACAGTCTTAGATACATTAATTATTGACCGTCATAATGATCCTAATTCACAAGGCACTGCACGACGCCTGGCAAAGATGTACTTCAATGAAATTATGGCCGG